AATACACGACAGCGGGGCTGTGATTCTCAAGCCGCCTAAAAAACAAAAAGAACTTGTAGAAGGCACGATTGAAGGCTATCCCATTGGCCGTGACAAGAAGATTGTTCCCCCAGATGAAGTGCAAAAGTTAGCCGCTCTCGGGTGTAGCAACCGTGATATTGCAAACTTCTTTGGCATTGAAGAAAGCAATGTCAGCCGTCATTTTGCCGCCTTTATCACAAAAGGGCGTGAGGAAGTAAAGATAGCCTTACGCCGTGCAATGCTGGACAATGCCTGCCGCAATCACTCTGCCGCAGTGCAAATATTCTTGGCTAAAAACCTACTAGGTATGAGTGATGTTCCTGTCAACACTGAAGACAAGAAGCCCTTACCTTGGAACGATGAGTAAGCACATTGACGCTGGCAGAACAGCATCTACTTCTTGCAGTAATCATAGCCAACTACCTTTGGCTGCGTCCTTGGCTGACAGGCTTGGCCTGGGACAGAGATGTTATCATAACTCTCACAATAATAATTACGCTGATCATACTAGGTCAAGCCTACAATGCCTTTAAGTAATAGTCAAGACATTGTGGCCAAGAATCCCGCACGATTCAGGGTGGTAGTTGCGGGTCGTCGCTTTGGTAAAACCCACCTTTCTATAAGAGAGTTATGCTATCACGCCAAGGATCCTGGGAAGGATGTATGGTATGTGGCTCCTACCTACAAAATGGCACGACAAATTGTTTGGCGTAAGTTAAAGAACAAACTACAAGATCTCAACTGGGTGGCTAAAACCAATGAAACAGAACTTACTATTAGTCTTGTCAATGGTAGTGTTATCAGTCTCAAGGGTGCTGATAATTATGATAGCCTGCGTGGGGTGGGTCTTGACTTTATTGTACTTGATGAGTTTGCGGACATTGACCCAGAAGCCTGGTATGAAACTCTTAGACCCACCCTGTCAGACAAAGCAGGCAAAGCCCTGTTCATCGGCACGCCCAAAGGTATTGGCAATTGGGCTTATGAAGTCTACCAGAACACACAGGATGACCCTACCAACTGGCAATCATTCACATACACTACACTAGACGGTGGGCAAGTCCCTGAAGAAGAAATACTGCAGGCACGCAAGGATCTAGATGAACGCACCTTTCGCCAAGAGTATATGGCCACCTTTGAAACATTCTCAGGACGCATTTACTACTCATTTGATAGAGCCCTTAATGTAGTTAAATATGTTGGTAATACCCCTGATGTGTTATATGTTGGAATGGACTTCAACATAGATCCTATGTCAGCGGTGGTTGCTACCAGGATTGGTGATACCTTACATATCATAGATGAAGTAAGATTGTTTAGTTCTAATACACAAGAGATGATTGATGAACTTAAACAACGCTTCCCCAGAACTAAATTTTGGGTTTACCCAGACCCTGCAGGCAATCAACGCAAGACATCAGCAGGTGGTATGACTGATGTTACTCTGTTGAGTAATGCTGGCTTTGTTGTCAAAGCCCCAAGAGTGCATACGCCTGTTCGTGATAGAATCAACGCTGTGAACAGCCGTTTGTGCTCTAGTACCAGTATTAGACACTTGATTATTGATCCCAAGTGTAAATATACAATAGAAGGTTTAGAACGACAAACCTACAAAGAAGGCAGTAGCCAGCCTGACAAAGACAGTGGCTATGATCATATGAATGATGCATTGGGTTATATGGTTGACTACTTATTCCCAGTGCGTAGAGATATAGACCCAAGCCTGCTGATACCACAGCGTTGGGGACACCGTGTGGTATAACAAGGAACAATTATGAATGTCATAGAAACGCTATCAACAGAACTTAAAAGATTATTAACTGGCAATGAACTTTATCAGAACTACGATGATCAATGGAAGTATCTATTAGAAAGTTATGTAGGCGGAAGAGAATACAAAGAAGCCGGACACCTTTCCCGCTATCAACTAGAAACAGATGCTGAGTATAGTGCTAGACTTAGAACAACACCATTAGAAAACCATTGTGCTTCAGTGATTAGTGTTTATAATTCATTCTTGTTCCGTGAAGAACCTATTAGAGATTTCGACAACAATGGTATGACATTTGAACTAGAAATGTTCTTGCGTGATGCGGACTTTGATGGACGCAGTCTAAACGCATTTATGAAGGATGTGGCTACCTGGGCTTCAGTGTTTGGACATTGCTGGATCATAGTAAGCAAGCCTAATGTTGGTGCAGTCACAGTGGCAGACGAACAAGCACAAGGCGTTCGCCCTTATGTAAGTCTACTAACACCATTGGCAATGTTAGATTGGCAGTATTCAAGACAGCCAAGCGGCAAGATTGAACTTGTTTACATTCGCTACCTAGAAGAAACCACAGGCGAATTAAGTATTGTTAAAGAATGGACAATGTCAGAAATTCGCACTACCACAGTGAATGTTAGAACAGATCAAATTGTAGAAGAAATCATTGAAGCCAATGGCTTAGGCAAGATACCAGCAGTATGTGCCTACAATGGACGCAGTATTGTTCGCGGTTTTGGAATTAGTGATTTGACGGACATCGCGGACGCTCAAAAATTTATATACAACGCAACCTCAGAAGTAGAACAAAGTATTAGACTAGACAGTCATCCTAGTCTAGTTAAGACACCTGAGACACAGGCAGGCATTGGTGCTGGCAGTTTAATCCATATGCCAGAGAACTTGGATCCAGGCTTGAAGCCATACATTCTAGAGTTTGGTGGTGCAAGTATTGATTCAATCTACAAAGCCATTGAACATTCAATCACCAGCATAGACAAGATGGCCAACACTGGTGCCGTTCGTGCCACAGAAAGCCGTACAATGTCAGGTGTTGCAATGGAAACAGAATTCCAATTGCTTAATGCTCGCCTTAGTGAGAAAGCAGACAACCTAGAGTTAGCCGAAGAACAAATGTGGCAATTCTGGTTTATGTATATGGGACAACAATGGATGGGAAGCATTGACTATCCAGGTTCCTTTAACATTCGCGATACAGGTAGTGAGATAGCACAATTACAAAGTGCTAAGAACACAGCCACTGACCCTGTGGTATTACGCAAGATTGATGAGCATATCCTAGAGTGGATGGGTGAAGAGAAAAGCGATTTACCATTCATAGATCCTAACCCACAGCCAGGTAGACTATATGAAGATGGTGAAGAAATAAATGCCAACTTGCCTGCGGCTTACCAACCAGCAACTAACGCAGAAGTTCCTCAAGGACAGAACTGTGGCAACTGTGAATACTACAAGCCAGGTGAAATGTATTGTACCAAGTTTGACGCTCCAGTTCGTGCAGTCTATTGGTGTGCCAAGTGGGAAGCAGTAGAAGAATAATCCTTAATGGAAAAATTAAAATACAAAGAGATTCCTGCAGTTAGAAATTATCTACTAGAACAACAGGAACATAGATGTGGATTATGTGATGATATCATTGATGAAGGTAAGGCAGTATTGGACCACGATCATAGATCTGGAATAATAAGAAGAGTTCTACACCGAGGCTGTAATTTAATGCTAGGCAAAATAGAAAACAATATGGCTCGCAGTGAAATAGACTTATTTCGTTTGATGAAGATAGCAGACAAGGTAGCAGACTACATTAGCAATACCACTACAAATTGGATACATCCAACATATAAAACACAAGAGGAGCGAGCGATGATGAAGAAAGCAATGGGCCGTGGTCGTGGAAAAGGCAAGAAGCCACCAAAGCGTTAATTGGCTAGAATACTTTGAGAGCATTCAAAAAGAATGTCCTTGGAGTCTTAGAGCATATAAACAAGATCTAATTGACATTGTCAATTGGCAAGATAGTGATACATTAGAGCCCCTGGGCAAGTTCCATGCTAGAATGTACATTGTAGATTATCCTGATTCAGTAGTTGAAGCAATGGCTACAGAATTAGACTGTGATGATCAAGAATCAGAATGGTTGTTTTCATATCCTGGCTATGGAAAATTTGCAACACCCGTCAAGGTGTTGATCCAACAGAATAGAAAACAATTAAATGATATAAGAACCCGTTTATCTGAGTGATATTTTGTCATTCATATAAATAAACATATTAAACACTCTAAAGGAGGCGATGTCACAATGTCAGAAAATACATTGGCTACAAACGAATACAACGACGCAACTGATGCGGCAATCCCACAAGATGGAAATCAGGCACAAGCGACTAAAACTTACAGTC